GGGCGGTCTGCGGGGTTGATTAGGGATTCAGTTTCAGGCTCGGAATCGGAGCACCACAGCATGTTGGCAACTACTCCGTTTTCAATGAGTGCCATACTCTTAGCCATCATGTACCTCCTTGCAGCCAGAGCCGCCAACAATAACGGGCTGGGGCTTAGATCCGCCAGTGCCTGGGTTGGAAACATACCCAAATGTATAATTTGATTTAATAAGCAGATTACCCTCGAAGTTTACTGTGCCTGAAATCATTATGCAGCCCCCCTTGTATTGCGGATGATGGCAATGCCGGAACCGCCGGAGCCACCGCTCGGAGCAGTCCCATTAGAAGTTTCGGTATATTTTCCTCCGCTACCGCCGTCACCAGTGTTTGCTTGCCCATTCTTCTTAGAGACACCACTGCCGCCAGTAGCATACAGCTTACCTGTGCTCTCTCCAAATTCTCTTGTAGTGGTGCCTTGGCCAGCTCCGGCATTTGTTCCGCCGCCGCCATTGGTGGCTCCCTCATGACCACTATTTCCACCACCAGAACCGCCATTTCCGCCGGAACCACCTTGGGGCGCTCCGCCTCCTTTTGCCGTAAATGAAAAGGCAGATGTGTCTCCGCCGGCGCTTCCATTTTCTTTTGGGTCTCTCCATGGGGCTGCCGCACCGGCACCGATGTTGATAGAATATGGTGTGTTTATGGTCACTGAAACACCTGTTTTTGTCATGGTGTACCCGGCTCCTGCCCCTCCGCCTCGCTGTTTGGGCTGGACATATCCGTTAGCCCAGACACCATTACCGCCAGCTCCTCCTCCCCCGACAAGGAAGACGTCGATACCGTCCTCTGCACCATTGAGATTGGTAAACGTCAGCGTGCCGGAAGTTAGGAAGCGGATTTTCCAGTTGCCCTGAGATACAGTGATAGGCTCGTCGGAATCGTTGACAATCTCGTAGTCGCCAGTGTAGGTAAATTCGGGAATGGTATTGAACGAGATTGCTGTACTATAATCGGTCGTGATAATCACGTTTTTCTGGGCAGTCTTACCGTCTCCGGTGATGGTAACTGTCCACGTCCCGCTTGCAAGCCCCTTGAACACCACCACGCCGCTCGTGCCGGAGTTCTTGGTCTTTGTCTTTCCGTCCTTGGAAACAGACACGGTGACGTTCGCCGGGGCTGTGACGGTAAGGGTGCCGCCTGTGCCGCCACCTCCGGTATTTACTCTTCCAATCATGCGCTTACACCGCCTTTCCAGCAAATAATGGTGGGAATCGTAATTGCCGATTCCGGGGCGCTTGCGGCATACAGATACACACCGCCGTTATAAGTAGCCGCAACAGGGGCAAAATTGCCGTCAATCGCGTCTGCCACGCCAAGAACCACCTCTGGAATCATGGAGTTCAGAACTCCCGTCAGCGCGATCGCTGCACGGAATGGATAATCCTGATATGTAGAATCAGCCACAAACGCGGATACCGGCACGCTGGTATCCGTGAACAGAAGCTTTTTCAGCTCCACCGCCGTACCGGCTTCCAGATCGGCCAACTCCCGGTTGATGGAATCCAGCACCGATGTGGCTTGCGCCGTGGTATCATCAAGCACATCTTTTACTTGCGCCTGCGTTTCTTGCAGGAGCGTGGAAAACTGGCTCTGCATTGTGCTTGTATCAATGCCCACCTTTTCCGTCACCAGCCCGCACACCGAAGCGTCAAGCCGCTCGTCCGTAATCATGGAAGCGGTGATAGCGGTTGTACCGGCTGCAACGGAAATCCGCGCAAGGCTGATCTGCCGGATTGTGCTGTTGTTTGTCAGCGCCGGGGCTGCCGCCGTCCCGGATTTTGCGCCTTTCAAGATTTTCACTTCCGGATAGTCCACGTAGTTTGTGGTTTTCCACTCCACGATTACGCGATCAATCCGGTTCAGAACGCCGTCTGCCGCGTCAATGACAAGCTGCAATTTGGCACCGTCAACGGATTCATTATCAATCCACCACACAATGCCGTTCCTGCCGGAATTCGCCATCCATCCGGTTCCGTCTGAGACTTCCACCGCCATTCCGGGCGTGGAAAGCGCCTGCACGGATGCATTGCTACCAGCGGCAAAAACGCCGGATGTGCGGCCATGATGCCAGCGCATAACGTCTTCTGCGCCTATGTATGTATCTTGGTTATTCGGGAAACTTTTGATATTAGCCATTTAGTTTCATTGCCCCCAATGCTGTAAGAATAGGGTCGCCCAGGATAACTTCTGTCCTGGCTTTGTTGTTGTCCAAGGTGTACTTAATGCCCGTAATCCGGGCGCTGAACGATACCCCGAACCGGGCAGATACGCACGATACAATGTCCCCCAGAGCGTAATACTTGCCCAGATCTTCCGGGTCGATGGATACAGAAAAGGATTTTCGCCGGATTCGCTTTCCCAGCTCCATTTGTCCATAAGCACGCGCACGGGCTTTGCAATCGGCCGCAGATTCGTCATTTTCCTGCCGAACGGCTGTCTTAAACCAAACTTCCCGGCGATTGTCCCCGGTGACGTCACCAACAATCTCAACAAAAGTGTTGTCTGTGCCGCTAAGGCTTCCTTGCACATAGGCCACATTGCAAAGTGTGGAATCGTCGTCGTTGATTACAAGGTCTTTCGCACTTCCCTGTTCCTCCGAAAATACAATAGCGTGAATGCCGGCCGTCAGGTCACGCCCCTTGTAAAGGCGGAAAGTGTGTGTCATATCGTCGGGATTCCACTCCATTGTGTGGCCTATGCCTTTTTCTTCAAGAAACGGGATAATTTCATCCAGCAAATTCCCGCCAATGAAAACATTGTCCGTTTTATCGGTCATCCCGGTTGCCTGTGCAACTTGAATCCTTGTCATTCCCCGGAGATTATCGCTTATCAGCTTGTACACGCCCGTCTCGATAGTTGTCATGTGGTATTCCGATGCAATGATTCGCTTATTCAAAAGCCAGTTTGCGGTGTATCCATTCGCAGTTATGCGGTTCGTGGTCGTGTCAATCTTTGTATTTTCTATCACAAATGTTACGTTTCTGCTCGTATCATACAGGAGATTTCCGACTTTCAGTACGTTAATGTTGTAGTCGCTTACCGGCGCAACCAGTATCAGCTTTCCGATATCGTTGTAGTAAATATTCATGATAACACTGATTGCGTGCCGGATTTCGTACCGGGTGGAAAAATCCTCTTTATAGATTTCAAAGCTCATAGCGAAATCCCCACGATCTCCGTTGCGAAATCAATATCCACCTGCAAATTCGCAAGTCCGCTTGTCGCTTCCGGCTTCAACACATTGTCCCCAACTTCCAACTGAAACAAAGTGCTTTTCAGGCTCAACGCGCCCCGGCAATCTCCGTCGACGGATGACGTTACAGTTGTCCGATCGTGCGTAATCTCTACAATCAGCCGCTCCCCGCTGACGATAGTTTTATTTATCAGCAGAAATTTTCCCGTCGCGGCGTTGGTGATTTTGGGGTTCTCCACATCACCGCTTGCCGAAAGAGTAGCAGTAAACGGGACGGGAACCTGGCCGCGATTCTCCACATTGATAAATTTCGCCTCAAACAGCTGGCCGAAACGATACGGCCTTGAAATGTTCCATGGGAATTTGAATAGCTTTTGAATGCCGGACAACGTTACCGCTGCGGAATCGTCCTTGCACCAATACGGATACGCCGCCAAAAGGGAAAACTGGAACTGCGCGCCCCATTGTTTCGCCTCAATGCTGGGCGTTGCCGTAGGCCATACATCCAGATAATAGTCATCCGCGTACAGCTTTCCGGCAAGGTCGGGGCGGATGACGGATATCAGCTTTTCTTTATTTGCCGCCTGGCCGTCTCCCACCAAATACCCGTTGATATTCACAGGCCTGGGCTGAACGTTTTTGCTCTGAATTGTCGCGCCCGTCTGGTTGATGCCTTTCGCCTGGGACAGGGCTACCGTTACCGTATCAATGCCCGTGGGCTTGTTGATAAGATATCCACCGGCATAATCAAAGGTAACGGTGTCCCCGTTTTCGTTCACGTAGCGGAACAACTTGCTTAAATTGTTGAAGTTCGTCAAATCGTCCACCTCGCTTGTGTGAAATACGCTTCTGTAGCCGCTGCCAGTTCAACAGGCGTTTGCGCAACGGACTGGATATTCTGGATGATCGTCACGCCGCGTCCACCACCAGCAAAGCCCACTCCATCGTAGTCCGCCCCGCCAGACGCACCAGCCGATTTTCCAGCCCTATATGCTCGCGCTTCCTCTGCTGTAAGTACAGTCTCGCCCTTGTGCAAACGTACCAAATAATCATCATAAGGCACATAATCAAGGCCGCTCTTCGCACCGGGAATGTTGCTACCCTTGATATTAGCCTTTATCGTGAGCGTGTAGTTTGCGAAGCTATTTGTCAATCGTGATTTCATCTGGGAAGCAAGAGAATCAAGCTTTGTCAGAACTCCGGGGGTGCTGCTATCGATACCAGCAACCAGTCCGCTCATGGTATTGGTTGCCGCCTCTGTAGCCGCCGCCTCCTGGTCAAGGTCGCCCACCTTTTCCACGTAGCTGTCTGCGGCCTCCTGCATACGAGCGTTCACATTCTCCACCGCCAGCGCCAATCCATCAGAAGTTTCGGTTCCTGCGGCCTCATATGCAGAAACATTGTCCATAAGCTCCGCAAGTTTTTTGCTTAGCCCCTCGGTGCCGCCGGACATGTCTTCTAGTTCATCACGTAGCCCTGCAAGGAATCCGGCCTGTTCCCCCGTACTCATGGACGCGAGATATTGAGAAAGTCCGTCAACGCTAATGCCTGCAAGGTCTGCTTTTTCGGAAACAAATGCAAAATCTTCATCAATCTGCTGAAGGACTTCGGTATTTCCTTTAAGATTACCCATGAAATCATCCCACGACATTTTCACAACTTCTATTTGGGAAGTAAATGCGGACCCCACATCATGCAACCCGTTATAGATGGTGGTATAGGTATTCTGGTAATCCTCCAAAATGGATTGCGCAGTGGCGGCGTATTCCTCAGAAGCAGCCTTTATCACATTTGCGGGCTTTGCCGCTTCCTCGGCGGCGGCCTGTTCCTGCGCTTGCAGATCGGCAAGATTCTGCTCCGCCTCTTTTATTGCATCGCCATATTCCTGCATCTCTTTGGATGGGCGCCACTGCGTCGGATTGTATTTATACAGCTCATTCTGTGCCGCCACTAATTCCTCGTACTTTGCTTTCAGTTCATCCAGCTTTGCCTTTGCTTCTTCCACCGTCTGCGGCTCTCCGGCCAGTTCCTTGACGAACTCCTTGTGTGCCTTGGTTGCCTTTCCGATGCCAATCGCCAGAGCCGCTACAGCAGCGGCAATCAAGCCAATTGGATTCGCCTTTATCGCCGTATTCCATGCGTATTGCGCCGCAGTTGCAAGGGAAATCTGGCCGGTGAGCACGCCAACGGCTATTTCACTGACGGAAAATACGCCATTCAGTGTGGCTTCTGCAACGGCCGCTTTTCCGCTTTCCGCTGTAAAAAACGCAAGCGCCGAGGCATTCGCTGTGAACACGGTAGCAATATTCGCAATGGCCTTCCCGGCCATATTCGCCCCGATTGCAGCACCGGCAACGGTTGCCGCTGTGGCCGCGAACTCAAACGCCGTGGCGAGAAGATCAATAGCGCTATTCGTTTCCCGGAGATACGAAATAGCTTCTACCGTGGCAGTTCCAACGCCGGTAACGATTTGCTGTACACGGGGTATAATGTTCTTTCCGGCTGTAAATACGCTGTCCACGAAGTCCTTGGTAAGTCCTTCCATGTCGGCGCTGCTGTCAGCCATGCCGGTAGCCAGATTTTGCCATGCTGCTTTCATGGATGCCGTAGAACCCTCGATGGTGCCCGCCGCTTCATTTGCCGCATACCCCGCAAGCCCCTGCATTTCGATATAGTCCACAAGGGCGGCCTGACAGTCAGCCAGATTGTCAATGGTGTAGGCAGTAGCCTCGCCGTTTTCTGCGTTCCACTCATTTACCTTGTCAATCAGCTGCTGGAATCCCTCTTTTGTGGGGGTAATACCCAGCTGCAAATTGTCCAGCATCGTGTAGTTGGATTTCATGATGCCGTTAAAGGCATTCTGTACGGCTTCTTGGGTGTTTCCGGTTGCCGCAACAACGTCGGCCTCGGCGGTGATAACTTTGTCGGCAAGTTCAGCGGCGGCCTGCACATTGCCGCCAAGGGCGGTTTTCAGGCCGGTAGCAAATCCATTCACCTGCTGCAAATAGTCGTTCTGGCTCATTTGCACGGTCTTGTAGGCGTTTCTCGCTTTCTCCGCCACAAAATCGTAAGCGTCGCCAAACATCAGCTGTGCGCCTCCGGCTAACTGCTCATACCGCGCATAACTGGTGTAGGCCGCTTTCCCAACGTCTGCAACTACCCCTGCAAGCTTCTTTACTCCGGCGATAATCGCGCCGCTGGCAAGGTTGGCTTTCAGAACGTCGGCGAATGTGCTTGTTTTGTTTTCAGAATCCTTTAGTTTACGCTCATATTCATCTGTATCCAGCGAGATCGTCGCAAACAGCTCGAATACATTAGCCGCCATCCTGCCCACCGCCTTTCGTCACCAGTTTCAGCCCAGCATTTTTCACCACATCCGCCACGATATCCTCCGCAGACCGGCTTTCCACCGGCTTCGGGCTGATGATATCCTCGTATCCGATAGATAGATACAATCGCTTGTCACACCCCGCCGTGTTTTGCGTTATCATCTGGATACCGTCGGTAATGTAGCGCCGAAGAATTTCGCGTTCGCATTGCTTTTTCAACTCCATGGGAAGAATGGAGAGGTACGCCCTCGCCCGTACTCTGGGGAGGGCGCACAGTGCGCTGATTATTCGCTCTGCTCCCCACGCCCCCACGATTTGAAAAAACTCAGCAGTTCCTTATCGTTGGAAAGCTCCTTGATCTGCCAAAGCGTCGCCATGGTACTCTGCGCGGCCACTTCCTCAATGCTCTTTTCGCCCATGATGGACAAAATAGCATAAATGTCGGCGCGGTGCGTTTTCAGCAGCAACGGAACAACGGTGGTAATCCTCTGCGCACCAATCAGCATAACGCCGACTTTTGTGGAGTTTTTCTTGTCCACCGGCTTGCCGATGGCGTTCATGATTTCCTCATCAGAAACGAGATTCACAATGTGCGGGGTGATCTCGCACAGCACGTCCAGGCACTCGTCCGTGCCAAGTTGAGATAATTTTCTCATGCTTGACCTCCTACATCGTAGCGGATTCGGCCTCTCCGGCCTTTACGTAAATCTCAAAAGGCGGTGTATCCTGCGCCGTGATGGAATAATGCCCGGTAAACTCGAATGCGAACTGGCCTTTGCTCTTGTCGCCGGTTTTCAGCTGGAAACCGCCAGTAGAAAGGCCGTTCAGCATATGGATGGCCATATAGCCGCCCTTTGTCGCGCCGTTTTTATCGGAGTAGTCGGCCACCAGCCAGATATCCTTGAAATCCTCGGTGGAAATATCGTTTCTGGGCGTGATTTTCCCGGCGGCTTCATCAGCGGCGGCCACCATCGATTTTGCGTTAGTGGCGTTCACAGATACGAAAGTGCCGCTAAGCTTCACCTCCCAGCCTTCCAGCCGTTTCAGCTCCTTTGTGTTCTTGGGGCAGTTATCAATATCTTCGCCGAAATCGGAGAAGCTGGGCGTTGCCGCGAAGGTCAATCCGCCGCTGGTAGCGCCAATAATAGTGCCGTCGGCGACTTCCGCCGTATCGGGCGAAAAGGCCGAAAGCAGAACACCAGCATTCAGCACAAGCTCCTTAAAGGTATCCTGCGGAATTTGTGTAAATTTCATTGCTTTCCTCCTATATGGTATTGAAAATTGCGGCAACGTTCAGTTGCCGCAATTTGATGGATTGATCTGATTCAAATGTGGAATTGATGCACCACGGCTCACCGCGCATAAGCCAAACTGTGCCGGTATCACAAGGCAGCTGAATACCTCCACGTCCTATCGTGCGGGAAATTTCCTCTGCCTTGGCGTTCGGCTCTGCCTCTTTCTCCGTGTGATACCACAGCTTTACCGTCAGCGAGTTCGCCATATCGCCCCACCCGCCGACGGAGACGGAATAGGTAAGGTAAGGCATTACGGTATCGCTCGGTACCGCTGTATCCGGATACGCGGGGAGATTAAAGCCGGAAAAGAACTTGTAAAGCGCTTCTGTTGCCGTCATTTTGTCAGCTCCCATTTCTCGGCGGTGACTTGGCACATATCCAAAGTTCCGACCGTGGGCGCTTGCTTATCGCTCCCGTTGCTCGTCACCCGGAAAATTGCGCCATCGGAAAGCCGCTTGAATACATCATGGAAAGAAAGCGGATTCGCGCGTCGGGTGGTAATGGTGTACACGCTGGTAACGCCCTCCTTCTCCGCGATTCTGGATTGCATGGAGGTATCCAGAATAATAGCCGCGTCGAACTCCGCGCCCTGTGCCCATTCCGTTGCCCAGCCGCCCTCACCGTCCGGGGTGCGCTTCTTTTCCATCAGTGCGCACGTGTTATTCAGGTAGTAGTCAAGCAAGCTCATATCTTCCTCCATATCCGTAAGCGCGGCGCAAACACCGTTTTCCAGCTCGTGCTTTCGCCGGAGCCGGACGAACTGCTTGCCTTTGTGTACGAGTAGCCGCCGAAAGATTCGCTCTGGTACGGGCTTTGTACGGCCTCGGCGTTCTTCTCCTGCCATGTGTTGATTTCTTCCAGAATCGCCAGCACATCCGGCGGTACGCAGATTTCCGTAACGATTCCGGTATAAGTTTCGTTCCGCAAATCAGCATCACCGTACACGTGAATCCCGTTATTCCTCCGGCTCCCTTCGATCAGGTAGTAATCGCCGGTTTCAAGGCCGGGAATAACAATCCGGTTCCTGGTGATTTCCTCCCCGGTAAACTGCCAGTGCAAGCCGGGGAAGAAATTACGCAGGTACACAAGCAGCTCATACAGGCTTACCGCATGTCCCATGTGATTCCCTCCTTTACCGGCTCTTTACAACGGCCAGAATGTCCGCTTTGTTCATTGCGGCGCTGACCCCGGAAATACCGTTTTCTTTGGCGTACTCCAAAAGCTGCGCTTTCGTCATTCCGTCAAAGTCCACGGTCTCCGGTGCGGTTTTGTCAGCTGTCAGAGCCGCCCTTAACCCCCCGCCGGGGTGACAGTGGCAACGGCGATGCCGTCCAGGTACTCCGCCCACAGCTTCATACCCATGATGGCATACATATCGCCGGTAGCCCGGGAGTAGTCGCCCTCGACGTGTACGCCGATCAGGTTCGTTTCGCCCTTGACGGTGTAGTTCAGACCCAGCTTGGCAAAGTCGCTGTCGCTCGGGTCAACGTAGTACAGATCGATGTTCTCAACCGGGGTTGCAATCACCTTACCGGCGGCGACGTACTTGTCAGGCAGTAGGAAAAGGGTGTTGTAGCCCAGGAAGTTCTGGACATAGGTAAGGCCGAACATGGTCTGGGTGGTAATCTCCTTATCGCCCAGGTAGTCGTAAAAATCCATGATGTTGGCAAAACCAACAACCTCGGTCACGTCCTTGTCCATGCCCATGAACTTCGCAAGCACCTTGCCCTTGGCCTGTGCGAGCGCCAGCTGCCAGGTCTTGGGGGTCAGTGCCAGAGAGCCGGTAGCCAGGAAAGTGTAGAAGTCACCCAAAACCTTGTTTTGCAGGGCAACCAGGAACGCGTCGTCCGTCTTTTCTACGGCGACCTCTGCGCCGTATTTGGCCACGCTCTCGATGGTAACGCTCTTTGCGTACTTGGCCACCTCGATATCACCATAGGTGACGGGGGAAACCTTCATCTTGGTGAAGGGGATCTCGTCGCCTTCCGCTACGGTGGAACCGCCCTGCAAAGTGCCGTCTACCTCTGCCTTGTAGGATACCAGTTTCGTGCCGGGCGCCTTGCGGATAGGCCGCATAATGCCCAGAATGGTGCGCAGTGCGTCCCAGTTATCGTTGAACCGGGTTACAAAGTCCACCTCTCGTGCGGACGTGGTGAACTGTGTGGAAATCGTTACGTTTTCTTTTGCTGCCATTTGTACAGCTCCTTTCAAAAAACTTATTTGTTTTCGCTTGCCATGCTTTCAGCAAGCGCGGCCTGTCTTTCTGCGGTGGACAAAATATACCGGCCTTTATCGTCCTTTTTGTAGATTTCAGCGCGGCTCTTTGCGCCACCAGAGGTGTCAGGCGGGGTCTGTGTTTGGGTGCCGGTGGTGGTAGTCTTGCCGATCAAGCCCTTGTAATCGCCGGAAAGCAGCCCATCAAGTGCGGCGGTATCTTTGATACTTTCGCCGTCCAGTTTCAGGCCGTCAATTTCAGCTTTGGCTCCACGGATTACCAGCCCCATGCTCTCGGCGGGAATGCCCTTGCTCTGGAAGTACGCACGCGCGGCCTTTTCCTTGGCGGCGGCGCTCTCCTTAGCGGCAACTCCGTCTTTGAAATCCTGAAAGTCTTTCTTTTCCTTCTCGTACTTGGCCTTGTAGCCGCCGTCAGCGTCATCCTTTTTCAGATCATCCAATTCCTTTTGAATGCCAGGAAGTTTCTCAGCGTCGGCCTTGTACTTCCCGATATCGGCTTTCAGGCCGTCTACGGTATCGGTGTGTGCTTCAATGATGGTGTCTACCTGTTCGTCGGTAAGCCCCATTCCCTTCAAAAGTTTGCGAGTTAATGCCATTGTGTCAGTCTTCCTTTCTTCGCCCCTATTCTTCGGGGACGACTGTGATATAAAAACCGCTATACTTCGCGGGTTTTACCAAAATAAACAAAAAAGGAGCCAAACAGCACGCAAAATCTACGTACTGTTCGGCTCCGATTGCCCATTCCTGCGCCCAATTACGCAGGAGAAGAATATTTGATTGTTTTCTTTACTTCGAGGACTATGTAGCCGTCGCCCTTGCGCCGTATCTCCACATCGTTCCCACGCTTTATGATAGCCTCTATGGCCTTTATGATTTCGTCATTATTCATTTATTCGGCTCCAAGAATGTTGAATTTTTCTGGTATCCACGCCCAGTCAGTCTCCTTTGCTGAGTTCGTCTTTTAGAATGTTTTTGTACGTTCCCTGATGATCGGCGATTGACGGCTTAATAAACGGGTGCGCCCGGTTGCCAGCTGTCCAATGCCAGATTCCTTGCTCGTCCTGATAGCACCACGGGGTGGGGCGGCCTCCGCCTCCCTCGGCGTATTTGCCCGTTCCCATTTCCTGGTAAATGGCGTATCCGGTCGGCGTTCCAACAATGGCTTTCTTCCCATCCTCCACGGTATGTGTAATGCTGTTGCGCAAGTTCCCAGTATCAACGGGGCATAAATCCTTGGCGTATTCTACAGCTTTTTCTCCGCAGCGTTCCAACCCGCGCTCACACGCTTCACCAAGGGCGCGGAGGATTTCGTCAGAATTATCCACAAAGGTAATGCTCATTTCCCACTCCTTTTCTGCTTCTTCCAGAGCTGGCCTTGTGCGGTTCATGGCGGCGCATACGCATAATCCACCACAAGCAGGGATTCCAGCCCGCTTCTTTTTTATCCGGTTGGAAGATTTGGGCATAGAAAAAGCACCATGCAATTTGCACAGTGCTTTCAGCTAATCTAAATCTAGTTACTTCCATTTGTCAATTTTTCGCTTTGATGTTGCCTTGGATTTTAACGCTCATTACTGAGTACCTTCAAGCATCGTTTCCATTCACTTTTCTTTTCGGATTCTGGTTTCTGTTCAACGAGTGCGGAAATAAGCGCGCTCCACTGTTTTAAGTTCTCTCCATTCGCGCCCTTATTTTCCAAAAACGCCAAAGTCTGCTTCATGGGGAACAATTCTGCCCGTGTAATAAAAGATTTTGCAAAATGCCGAGAACAGCCAAGCTTTTCGCATTGCGCGTATACGGCTCCCATTTCTTTCTGTTCTTGCGCTGCGTGTTTTTCATGCAGCTTTTTTACATACTCAGTCATCGTCCATCACCATCTTTATGTAATAACGGTATTCTCCCATGATTTCTTCCTCGCGGACTTCCTTAATCGTAAATGTTGAGCCGCGCTTTAGTAGAAATTCGTACTCAGCATCTTGAAATTGCCCCGCAAGCTGATTGATGTAAGCTCCGCGCCCCGTTCCGGCAGGAATTTCAATATCAAGGACTGTCGGTTTTGCTGTTGCAACGCCATTGTTTCGAACAACCGTTGTGCTGGAATACGCCGATTCGCGGAATTTTTTTCCTATGAGTTCACTCAAACTATCCTGAATGTCGTTATCTTCCACAAGTTTATCAATAACGTCATTCATCACACCGCGCTGGACGCGAATATTGTCTTTTAACTCATATCGGCTTATTGCGCTATCAAGCCCTTTAATTTGCTGTTTAACAAATTCGGCATTGATATTTTCCCAATCGCCAGTTTTACGCAAATATGTGTTTATATCCCAATATCCGCCACCGGTGTAATCGCCAATAGCATAATTTTCGTCTTTTGTCAAAGACTTCTGCCATTGCGCATGTTTGCTGCGTTTCTTCGCAAGCAGCCCGCGTTCATCTCCATCGTAATAGAAGAAATCATTTGCCTCATCACCAGTATAAAACTGTTTATACGATATCGGCTTGCTGGTTTCTTTTATTATATCAGATTTTGCCGCGCTTGCAACTTGCTTCGCAGTTTTGAGTGCCTCCCACCCATCAGCATTATTATACTTTAAGTCTTGGAATTTTGCAAATGTTTTCGGTGCTTTTTTACCCAGAATCTCACGGTACTCTGCATATTCCCGTTGGTCGGCCTGGTAGTTCTTCCCAGCCTTTACCATGCCCGCCCATTTCTCTGGGGGATACTGAGCTTTCTTTTCGTCGTACCATTCTTTGTACGATTTTTTCTTTACAAGCTCATATTCTCCGGTTTCGGGATTCTTCACGCGCATCATGTGGCGTTCCGCTTCCAGATCATCATCCGTGGCATTCACCACCGTGCAGCGGCAATTATACAGCTCATGCCCCGGCGCTCCCAACGAGCCATCACCGGGGAACATCATCTTATAGCCGCCTACATCAAACGGCTGATCGTAGTCCACAATCTGATTATCTGCCATGCCGTGATCGTGGCGGGTGCGCAAATCCTTTGTGGCTACCCACTTTTTCTTGGATTTAATGCCCCACATTTCATCAGCGGCGGCGTAGCTGTCCATTCTCCCGGCGTTCTGTGCGGCGGTAACTGCCGTTCTTGCCGCTCGAATAGCGCTTACACGGCTCATTGTGACGATTCTGGACTGCAAATCATCGGATATCTGCTTGATGCTTCTGCCTTGCAATATGGAGCCTGTAACGCTTGCTGTAATCTGCTGCTTGCCAAAAGCCAAATCAATGCCCCGCTTTAGCGCAAGCCTTTCGGGGTAGTATGGCATTACGTCCGGCTGCTCCACAATTAAGCGCTTTACGGTCTGCTCGTCAAAAAGCGTAAAATCCGCACTCGGGTGAACGCTCTCGATGGTATAGGCGGTGTAATTCCGATTCAGGGAGTAGATTCCAGGCGTAGCGTCGTTCACATACGCAAGCGCCACCTCTTTTGCTTCCGTCGCACGTTCGGCCAGCTTGTCCCGAAGCGCTTCTAACCGTGCCCCGCGCCCCATCTGGTTCAGTCGCCATTGTTGGTAGTCCTTTTCAGTCCACTCCTTACCGTTGCGCTTCTGGCCTATCAAGTCCTGCATCTTCTTATCCTGATCGGCAAAATGCTTGAAAAAAGCATCTATTTCCTCTTGCAGTCCTTTAGCCGCCTGAGAATATATGGAGTTAATGCGGCGTTCCAGATCGGCAAGCGCCCTGTCGGTTCCCCTATCGGCTTCATTCGGCCTGGGCATTGCCACCACCACCGTAAACCATATTTATGTCCGCGTCCGCTTTCCGTTTCAGAATTTCCGGCACTTCCTCCGGCAAAAGAAATGGAAGGTGTTTCAAAATCGTTTCGTCATCAAGGAACGCAGCCGCCGAAAGCACCATGTTTGTTTCCTCTGTACGATTTATCACCTTGTTCCACGTAAATTCCGGCTGTGGATTACTGATACCAGCAACAGCGCAAATCTGCCGAATGAAATCTATCAGAAAATACTCAAAATCGGCGCATTTGTTGTCCTGTGGCTGATACGCCGCCGAAATCTCTGTAGCCGTCTTCTCAGCGCCCGCCAGAGCCGTCACATCAAGCATCTGGGCATCCTCGTACAGGTCGCGGCGTAAAATATCCAGCATGGTTTTCCGGGCTTCTACAGGAACGTCAAGGGTGTGGGCTTCTGCTGCCGTTCCATCGGAACTATCTACCACATTCGCTTTTACGCTCTTCATTCTCTGAATGAACTGCGCCAAATCCTTATCGTCCATAGCGCCGGTATTATGCAGAATCCAGTAAATTCCGCTGGTATCGTCAATTTGGTTGGCAAACCCGGATTTGATAAAATCATAGCAGTCTATGGAGCCGCGCAACCCAACGAGTTCGCTTTCGTGGGTATCGTTGCCATACAATACCGCAATAGGCAGGCGGGTATAGTTCTCGTCGCACACATCCACAATGCCCAGATCGTTCCTCAGCTCCTTGTGGATATATGCGCGTTTCTCTGCCATTGGCTGCGCGTCGTCGCTTCCCTCCGCGCTCCATTCGCTCACGCCGTCCAACTCGTAAAGCGTAGCCCGGAAAACGGTTTTTCGGCCAGTCTCCCGGAACCAGTACCGAATACCGGCCATCAGCTCCGACGTTTTTTCGTCCAGCAGCGGAACAAATCCCGGATTTCCGGGAGTATCGGCGAACGAAAACACTTCCAGATGATCGAGATTCCAATAGCCATAGGAAACGCCCTGCGCCAGCGCCAATTTTGCCGCCGCTTGAAGCTTAATATCAAAATCTGCACCAAGCTTTTCTTTTTCGTCCATGCTTACGCCATTAGCGCAAATATAGCCCACCTCCTGCGTCACAAGCCGCCGAAATGTGAGCGTTTTTAGCCGGTAGTCGCTGCTCCAAATATCAGGAGTTTTATTCCCGGATAAGGTGAAAAGGAATTTCTGGAATTTCTCAATAGTGATGTTGTGCTTATTATAGTACGCCATACCATCAGCGGCATCTTTATACGCCTTGCTGCCCTGGTGTTCCCGCACGGCATCACGTATGAATTTCCCGGTAGTTCCCTTTGCAATGGCTTCTTCCAAATCTTGATAAATCTTCATGAATTTTCTCCAATAGCAGAAATCTCGCAAAATCACAACAGCGACGCAGCGGCGGGTGAAATCGTGTTTTTCTTCTCCACTTTGTATTTCATAATGGTGTTGCAAAAGTACCTGATATCATCCATAGCGTGATCGTTATCCTTCACTACCGCGTCCTCCGTTTTCTTATCGTCCCACCGGTAAAGCCCGAACTCGCGAATGGCATCCGTGCAGCACCGGTGAATTTTTATATTCCCGTTCTTGAGATATACCGCCGTTCGCCGAATGCCGTCAAGAACGGCGTTGTCTGCCTGCTGGACGCGGAATTTTCGGCGTTTCAGGGCGGTAATGAAAGAAGCCGCCGAAGGATCAATAACCGCCCTCTTGATTTCGTAGCCGTCCGTCAGGCTCTCCACAGCGTCGCAATATTCCTCGTCTGTGAGCTGCTTATAGTTGGCTCTTCCATCGTAGTAATACTCCTTGATCCTTTCCGCCTTATTACCATTCACAGCCCACAATCCGCATGAAAATGGATTCAGGGTGCCGTAGTCGATGCTTATGTAATAATCCGCGAATTCCGGCACTTCATCCGTGATATTCGCTTCGGAAAAATCATATACAAGCCCCTCTGCCAGCGTCCATTTTCCCAGAATGTACCTATCATAGAACACCGTTCCGGCATATTCTTTTTTCAGATTTTCAACAAAAGTGGGGGGTAAAAATGGATTATCGTCTATTGTGTATTCCTGGCTGAAAATATCGGCATCACTATCAAGGAATCTCTTTAGCCAGTGGTTGGGATACTGTGGATTGTACGTGCCATCGAAGCAGGAATACTCCTTATCAAGCCGGCTTTTCAGGAGGGCAAAAACTTCCTCCGACCAGTCCGCGACCTCGTCGCCGTAGCAATACTTGATAGACGCGCCGCGAATCTTCGATACCTGAGACACTTTTTCCGCGCCAAGGCAATAACACTTCTCGCCAAAAATCCACGCTGTATTATCGCTGGAAATCGCCCCAACAAGTTTATCACCGTACAGATTCCGCATAGGCTCTAGCACATTTCGCTCTATTGTGGATTTTGTAACGCCCAAAATAACGGAAAGCCCATCTTTTCCGGCTCGTTCTCGAATCCGCATGGGAATAATCCACTTGAAATCAAGATATGTTTTCCCGCTTCGGGTCGCGCCACCCTTGAAATTCCATCGGTGATTCCCGTACCTTGCAAATTCAATCTGTTTCGGGCTTAATAGCATCTCTAAACTCCTTAATTAGCCCATCCAACTTATTGAGGCTATCGTTACCGCTTGCCGTGTTTCTTGTGGCCTTATCAACAATAATCCCGAAAGATGTTGCGATCTGGCTTAATGTTGCGGCCGAAATCTTTTCGGGGTCAGTGAGCGCTTTCAGATGCAAAGTGATTGCTTCTTGCATCGCCGCTTTTTGTGATTCCATGTACGCCATCATATCGGCGGTATTCTCTTCTTTTTTTTGCTGCACTTTTTGGGCGATATCCGGTGAAGCGCTGACAATCCTTTTCACAGTCTGGTGAGTTACGCCATGCTTTTTTGCAACGGCGCTGTACGACTGCATTTCTATCCAGTCGGCGATTATTCTTTTTTTCTTCCGATCTGTAATCCTTGCAGCCATAGCACCACCGCTCATACAAAATAATTGGCGCGAGGCCGATTCGAACGGCCTTCTGTTGGGGAGAGGGTACCCGACTCGCTATCTGCCGCGCCATGCAAAAAGAGGCTCAGGAACAATCCCAAGCCTCTTGCGCTTTTTCTTTTTTACCAGTATAGCACATTCAAACTGAAAAATCGTCTCATTTTTTTCTCATTTTTCAGCTTTCAGTCTGCCCATACAGGCACAGCGTGAAATGTCGTAGTGCTGAATCCCGGCGGCGGTAAACCTGAGCTTTTTCAACTCCAAGTTCTTCACACAGGGCATCGACGTTGCCTCTAGCCGGGCATATGTAGAATCTGCTCAGTATCTTCTTTTCATCGACGCTAAGCGATTCAAGCCCGGAATCCACAAGCGACACCCATTTTCTCGCCTGTTCCAGTGAACGCGCCAGTTCCTCGCGGTGAACGATATTCGACAGCATCATATCTTCCCGGCCGGAGCCACCGCCGCTTACCGGCATACCGTCAGCCGTGGCGCTTCGGATACTCTGCATAGCGGATTCCAGCCGTGCCATTTCTTCGGGAATGCTTTTCAGGGACTGTTTCTTTGCACTGTACTCCTTTAGCTTTTCAATGGCCTCATACTTCCAGTTCATTCCGTTCCTCCTTGCATATCTTATTAAATCCCCTGTATAGATATACGCAATACACACAAGATATAAAAATATATTTAATATATACTATACAGGGATAAAGCTATAATATTAGATCCCGTCTCCTGTTTTTCGTTTTCTCCCTCCTTTCTGTACAATCCTTCCCAGGCGGGCACGGCCGCTTTTCCCCGCGGACGAATATGTAATTGCAGCATCTGCCGCCATCGTGGTACCCGAAGAAATACCGACACCCGACGCAATACCGACACCCGACGCAATACTTCCTGCCGTCCTTGTACTCCACATTACCGCCCCATTTCCTTATCCCGCGTCAGTCGCCGCTTTCTTGTCCCGATATCTCCTTTTAGCGGCTCTCTGGGCGTGGGCTTTCTGGCACTCCAAACTGCAATAGATTTTCTGCTTGATCTTGCCCTGCGTGAATTCCTTCCCGCACTGTGGGCAGATTTTAGAAATGCCCTGCGGGTCTTCCACGTCCTCCACATCGGCCTGAATCGGCGGGTGGTATCCGTGCATTGCCATGTACTTGCCATAGCTCGTCCCGGCCTTCTGGGCGGCTATGGAGCACAGGGTAAGATAGTCAGGTTTTTTGCTCATGATTCCCTCCGATTACAAATTCTTACAATATCGGCAATGTAGTTTGCCTCGTTCCGAGAAAGCAGAAGCTTGCCCATCAGAAGTTTAATAAAGCGCTTACGTGTCATTCCCCGCTATCCTTTCTCCGTAGCTGCAAAAATCGCCAGCTTTTACATACGGTAGCCCCCCGGCAAAATCACATCCACATTCGTATTCATCCGGTTTGTAATACTTGCAATCTTTGCACCGGACTACGGGCACCATGGATTTCATTTTTTCTTTCGCTTCCAGCAGTTGGGCGTTGCACAAAATCAGCTGCTTCTGCACACACGTAAACTCTGCGAGTGGCACAGCTCGCACGGTGGGCATGCTATCGACCGAGCAAAGCGCCACATCCTCATTAAAATTAGGTACAACGCCAGAATTTTTTATAATCTCAGTTGTAAGTAAATCAGCGTCAATCAGCCTCATAAAAATCCTCCTTTCTCGGCATCTCTTTCAGCCACCGTCTGACGGTAAAGAACCGAATGCGTGACGGCTGATTCTTCGCCCACCGCTCAATAGCGGCGGCGTAAGCAATTCTAGCGTTAAGGCGCTGACGGTGTTCTTGTCTTTCACTCATTCCGATTTACCCCCTTTAGCCCCGCTGATAGGCTACAATGCCTTTGATCTTGTCGTAGCTTTCATCTATTGTTATAAAATCCTGTGATGTATCATCAGGGCTGGTAAACGCAAAATAAATCTGCGTCCCGTTCTCCGTTGGCCATATATCCTCCACCCAGTCCAGATTAACCAGCCGGGGCTCGCCCTGCAGATGCACCTCGATAAAATCAGCCATTCTCTGCGCCTCCTTCCTTCGGCGGCGATGGGAGTAGGTGCATTCCCATTGGTGAAAGCCCTGTATCCTCATACTGTGCAAGGCGAGTATAGAGTTCTGGCACTATGCAGCCATTTCGACACCCCCCCGGCTTATTGCTGGGGCGCATGCAGTAGTTAGCCTGCCCGCAGCATTCCCACGGATCAAGATTTTGCCAGTGTTCAACCGTCAATCGTTTCATCGTTTTCCTCCTCCGGCAATTCTGGAAGCGGCTGCCAGTGGGTGATTTCAACATCGTCATCCACCTGATCCGTTTCGTTCGCGCCGCACTCTACAAGCAAATCTTCGCAAACACACGACCACCAATACCAAGCCTCCCTGTAATAGACAGCAGTCGCTTTTTGCGGAACGTCCTTCATGTACCGGTAGTACGGCGCTGGGTTGTGATTTACCCACACCACATTTACAGGCTCAAGTTCTTCCGGCAACCGAACAGACGCAGGAATCCATGGGGTGAACTTCTTACAATAGGGGTAGCCGACGATCTCACCACAATCCTTGTTCCCGTAGACAATATTTCCGTCTATATTGTGGTCAAAATGACCGCACATGGTACAAATGAACATTTCGGCATCCTGCCACTTCTTCCGAAGCTGGACGACGGCTTTCTCGCGCTCCTGGGCCTCGTATTCAAGATCCCTGATTTTATTCTGCTCGCTGCACGGAATCCACCTTGTCCGCTCCAACGCCTCCATGCCCATCCGGCAGGCTTCGTTCACCTCGTCCATGCCGTCATAATGCTCCCGGTGTTCCGGGTTCAGAATTTCAATTGCTCGGTCAATTGTCATTGTCCTTATCCTCCTTATCCTCCAAGAGGCACTGAACAGCAAGCTTGTTCAAAACGTGTGTAAAATCAATAATATCCCAATCATTTCCGGTAATTTTCTTCGCAAATTCATACATTGCAAACAACATTGCAGTTAAATCATCTGTGAAATCGCCGCACAAATCCATTTTAGGAAACGAGTATAGCTTGCGTTTTTCCTCCTCTCGGTAAACATCCTTTATTGCAGCTGTGAAAATTGATATTTTTGTGTTCATGTCCATAATTATTCCTCCAAATCCATTTTTGCGCCGCAATGGCAATATGGGTATAGACGGCGAACAACTCCGTATTCACCGGCTTCAAGCAATATACCTATGGCGTCAGTATCAACCTTACGCCCACACACCGAGCATACCAGACATAAAGCCGATCTGCGCGGGCGCCGGATATTCCAGTTACCATGCCGCACCGGCTCCACGTCGGCGGCTGGAGAATCCACCTCAAATTCTTCGGACAGCCATTTCCGGACAAATGACAAGTTGGCTGAGCCGAGCCCAACGTGCATCTCTCCGTCTTGCCACCACATGATGTTGTAATAAGTCTTTTCTGGGTTGTTATTCACAATGATTCTCGCGAACGAGGTTTTAATCTTTTCTCGCTTCGCAGCCGCCTCCCGGCTGATATAATCACTCATTTCAATTCCTCCACGTAGCACCAACTCTGGGGCGGGCGTTTGATATGACCGCCATATTCGCAATATGCACATCCATATTCATCACACACTTTGCCTATGCAGATTTCAAACGGGCGTGAAAACTCGCTCAGCTTCTTCGGCGTATCGTAGATTTCCAGGTTGGAAATGTGCCAGCCGTACAGTGTTGCACCTTTTCCGTAGTCCCACAAAGCACCGTCCACAAGCATAGTCTGCGCCACAAAGTCATCGTCCACATCGTAGATTCCATACGGTTCTGTTGCCGCCTTGATGGTTTCAACCCGGTCGCAAATAAACTCCCCAATGACCTTGCCCCATGAGCCGCGCAGTCTGCGTGCGTCGTTGCCTTGCGTGCAGTAGATGTAGCATTTGAACGGCGTGTCCAGCTTTGGCCTGGTTTTTCGCACCTCAACGGTCTTTTCACCTCTGGCGATCTTCTCCACCCACTCCGGGCGGATGCTGATAAGTACCGCGTTAGCCATGTTCAGCCCTCCGGTTCCACGCTTCAATTGCTTCTTGTTCTTTCGCGTAATGGCCAGTAGAAGCACCACATCCACCAATGTTTGCACTACAGATCACATCATAATCCCGAAAGTTGTATTCTTTGATGGTCACTCCATGCAGTTCAGGGTTGATGAACCCGCAAAAAGGGCAGGGCTTCAATTTGATTTCGTCCATGTTTATCCCTCCATTTTTCCCCGCAGGGAATCCTTGATGTAGTAATCAAGCCCAAGCCTCTGGCAGAGCTGTTCCACATCCTGCCCGAACTGCTTCCAGTCGATATTGCTCGGATGGTAGTTCAGTTTCCCGATTTTTACCTTGTCGATAATATCGTAGCATTCCGAAAGCATCTCCATGACTCCGTGAGGATTCAGCACCGGCTCACAGGATACCCATGTGCTGATACCGCACTGCTTCGCGGAGTACAGGTCGATCAGCCGGTCAGAGGGGGCATAGGTGCCAATATTGGAGCCGTCATAGGTGATTCCGTACCAGTCGTTTTTGTCAAGCAAGTCAAAATCTCTGCTACCATCGCCCTTGGTAAGAATCTGAACATGGTTCCCGCTCTCTTTGATGGTTTCGATAACCGCCCTGGTGGTGGAAGTATCGTAGCCCGTGGGGTACGGGTCGCATGTGAAGCAAAGGTGTATAAGCTGCCCCTTGACCTGCTCTTTCTCCAACTGCTGTTCCAGCGCCTCCACCAGCCCCGGGCGGGGTGTAACATTGGCGTGAAATGCTTCCCGGTCACGGTGCAGCACATTCGGCGCAAAACAGTAGTAGCACCTGTGGGGGCAGCCGATGTAAATATTGACGGCGTAATCGCCGTATTCCTTGGCTTTTCCTTTCGGAATATACAAAGGTTTCATGTTTTTACTCTCCTTCCCGCCCGGGTTGCCCCGGGCTTATCTGCTATCTAAAAATCACTACCATAGACGGAAACGGTGCTGGGTTCATTGCCACCCCGTTTTCATCTTCAAATTTTAACCGTCCACGCAGAAACCGAATTTCCGCTTTTCCGTATATGTAATCGTGGAAATAGCTTGTGTCCGTCCGTGCCGGAATCAACATGACGATTGTCACACCCCCACGGACATGTTCAGAATATGCCTTTTGAACCCATTTCCCGATCTCCCTGCCATAGGGTGGGTTGCAAAACACAGCCCCATACCCGCTCCACGAACAGGATAACCCATCCATTTCTGGCGTAAAATATCGTTCACACTTGGCGTTTTCAGGGGAAGCGGCGGCATCTAAGCCGAAGTGAAATTCTTGATCCAACTTCTGAAAGAAGTCTTTCGGCGTTCGCCAGTCCATTTTCAAGCTGGATAATAACGCTTTGTTCATCCCATCACCCCCACGGTTTGCGATTCCTCGCAGGCTATCAGAACTTTCATTTCTCCCCCTCGCTTTCTGCCGGGGCTTTGAGCCATGCCAACCTGCATTCCTCGCACCCCGGCATATTCTCGCAGATATCTTTACACCCCTCGCAAATAAACGTTCCGGTGCTGAGTAACTTCGCCAGCTCCGCATCCGTCATGTTCCGGATTCTGTCACCGTTTGTTTTCGGCTTCACTTTTCGCTGAGATTCAAGCTTCCGCTTTGCTTCAAGCGCATCCTGAAAGCAATTGGCCGCATCGTGGAGACCGGCAGCCCATACCTGGTGCATCATTTCCATTTCCCATGCCCTTGGGTTTTTGCAGCACCCATTTTCTCCATGCTTGTGGTTTACTGGGTTTGGCGTAAGCTGTTCTACAACGTTGCTCATTTCCCATTCCCTTTCTGTTTGCATTTATTCCCCCGAGGGACTTTCCCCCACCGGGGCGGGGTGCTTTTCTGCTTTACTGGCTTGGAACAGCCGTACATTTTCGCCTTGCTCATGCTCAAAAACAATCCCCTCTCTCTCCAAATCCGGGTGTTCGTACCGGAAAAATTGGCGTTGTTTTTTTTGGTTTCCAATTGATTTCATGATGTTTTTGTTCCAGTTATCGATGAAATACGTTTCCCATGCCTTGCATCCGGCCCCGTTGGTGGGGCAATCGTCCCGCGTGCAGTTTCTGCAAAAGGGGCTTTCCGAATCGATGTACTGGCCGGGTTTTTCTCTCATAATGCGTCCCTTCTTTCATCTGCGCCCGCCGCCAGAACCTGCCGTATGGCTTCCATCTCAGCGTCCCCCAGCTCGCCGGACGCGCCCTTAGGAATATCAGGCTTCCCATAGCGCCTAACCGGTGGTGCCGACCCAGCACCGCCCCTGTCCTGCTCTTTGGCAAGCCAGCCGTTGATAAATCGCTGTACCCCGCCCTTGGTTTTCCGCTTGGATGGGTTTGCGTCACACCACCCGGCCATTTTCCGAAGCTCTGCCAGGATATCAACGGCGGGGTAGAGTTCTGCCCATTTGTCCACGTCAGCCTGAAAAACAGGGTAAAGGGATTTATCATTCAGCATGATCTGGCACACCGGCGGCGTGGAGGCGGGTTCCGGCTCCGCGCCTATACTCTCCTTTACTCTACTTTTCTCTACTCTACTCTCCTCTACTCTACTATGTCTTTGGATGTCAGCATTTTTTGATAAAATGTTGACATTTCTGCTTGAAATGTTTACATTGGGGCAAATTTTGGCGCACTCGACCAGAAGGATGTTGTAATCGACTTCAAGACTTTTACGGCGGCTGACTGCCTCGAAGTACCGCTTCTGAATTCCACGTGAAGTCAGAACGTGATACTTGTCATATATCTCTTTGTCGAACATCCCTCGTCTGATAGAAGCCTCTATTATTTCGGAAACGACGCTCCCACCCAGCCCGCAACTTCGGGCGAACAAAAGCGCAACCTCCTCTGTCCATTCAATGTAATAACCCTCCTTGCCGTATATCTCTTGCAGCAAGTGAACGATTACACCAAATCCTGTCAAGCCATATTCTGCTTCTATCAGTTCAAATTTCTTGTCCAAGCAAACATCAAGCGGAAAGAAATCAAGTCCGCTTTTGATTGCCATGTGCTACCTCACTCCGGTTGTGTGTTCCAGCGAATACCGCGCGAAGCACGTCCGCTCCCCGTACCGGTTCTTTCCGGTGACGGTTTCGCTCTTGATGGGTACTCCCTGGGCTTTCAAATCCCAGATTCTTGCACCCAGGCGGTAACAGCCGTACTCAGTAACAGCCTCGGCCTGGGTGATACTTCCATAATCCTGCAAATGCCGCAGGATACGCTCACACTGTGTCACGGCCTTACCTCCCGTATTTCAATCTGTATGTAATCCTCATCATGAAAATTGTGGGAAACGCTTTTCAGCCAGCGCCGGTTATCGTCCTCGATGACACGACCTTTCATTGCGTCCACGATCATCTTTCCCATGATCGCGTGATTATCGATATCCAGCCTATCATTCCAGTAGAATGTAACGGCTACAGGCAGCTTAAAGGGTGTTCTGCGAATGTCCTGGGCGTTCATTGCCGCCAATGTAAGCCAGTGCCATAACTCAGCGTCTTTCTTCCGCAATGCCCAGTGCTTCCCGGCGTAGTACGCATTCATGCCGTACTCCTTCGCCCACTTCTTCTTTTCCGCGCCGGTCTTCGGGTAGGCGATTCTGAAAACTTCTTTTGCCACGATTCTCCTCCTTTTGGGGGTTAGCGGTTTAACCTCACACCGCCAAGGGAAATGCAAACTATACTATCAATCTTTTTGAGAAAAGATTGATTTTCCCGGCCTAGAACGGCAATTGCGCGTCGTCGTCTTCCAACTCTGCGAAGTTCGCCGCAGGGGCGGGAGCCTGATACGCCGGTGCGCTGTATCCGTTGTTAGCCCCAGAGCTGGCCTGAGCGCCGCTTTCCTTGCTGCCGCAGAAGTAGACACTGTTCACCAGAATCTCCGCCGTGCGGCGCTTCTGGCCGTTCTTGTCCGTCCAGTCCCGCAACTGCAATCTGCCGGTCGCTACGGCCATCTGGCCTTTATGGAAGTACTTCTCCACCATTTCGGCGGTGCCGCCCCATGCGACGCATTCAATGAAGTCAACCTCCTTTTCGCCGGTCTGCTGATTCTTGAAATCCCGGTCACAGGCCAGTGTGAAGCTGGTCACAGCTTTGCCGGAGGCGGTTCTCCGCAGCTCCGGGTTGCGTACCAGCCGTCCGGCAATGGTGATGGTGTTAAGCATTCTCTGCTACCTCCTGAGGGATGACCTCGCCAGTGGCCTGGTCAACGTCGATGTACTCAGTCATGTCCGGGATATCTGCCATGTCGGAGGAAATCTCCGTCTTTGTGGTGCCGTCCTGAGACATACCGCGCACAAAGTCGGATTTCAGCGGGGCGTATTTCAGCACCTTTTTCAGAACGGTTTTCTTTGCCATCTCGTCAAAATTGGTCTGCCATGGGCCATTCCCGAAGCTCTTAGAGAACTTTCTCGCGTGCTCGGTAACTTCCTCGATGCTCATAACCTGAAATCCGTAGCCGCCGTCCTTCGTCTTGAACATGGCATAGTAGGCAATAGGTTTGCCCCGGTTGCTCTTGGCGGGGACATGCCGCAGCTTCGGGTCGAGGCCAAGGGCATATTCAAACTCGTCGTTTTCGTATACGGTGTGCGCTTGAATGATGGAAACCTCCCCGGAACGGTAGGCCAAGTCGATAAGACCCTTATAGCCAAGCTGGAATTGGCACTCCATCTGGCCGTGATTGCGGAAGGGAATCAGATAAGCCTGCCCAAGAGGGGTATTGGGTTCCAAGCCAAGCTGGGCGGCGGTCATCATAGCGCCAAGGAAAGACTGAGGGGTGCATTCCTTGAGCTTCGGGTTGGCGCTAAGTGCCGACAGGGTAATGCGGCTGAACCGCTCCGGGGTCATCACGCTGGGCAGTGCCGCCTGAATGGCTGGCTTCATCACCTCGATATAGTCCTGAATGCTGCTGGGATTTTTCTTTTTCGCTACCGCCTGAGTAGAAGCGGCGGCATTCTGAATCACGTTTGCCATTAAATATTCTCCTTTTTGAACCGGAAAGTTCTGCTTTCCGAAGATTTGAAATAGTTCTGCGGGATTTCTCCGTGGTCTTTCTCCCACTTCTTTCTATCGAATGTGGAGCGCTTCTGCGTCTTCCATGTGACGCTGTAGCTCCCGTATCCGCCCCGCTCCGCTGCTCCCATGACTTCCATAATACGCGCCTGAGCGGTTGCTTTCTTTTCTTCCAGCGCCTTGATCTGCTGGCTACATTCGTCCATGATCGCCAGATCAACGGCACAGCCGGTCAAATCCATTTCGGTGTCCGGGTCGCTGGCCGGAAACTCTGCGTTCAGGGCGTCAATGGTGGAATCCATGCCGTCAATAACCGGGGGCGTTTCGCTCTGGACGTTATCCCAGAAGCTTTCCTCCGCCTCTTTCAGGGCTTCCAGCTCTGCCTCATCCCGTTCGATGACGAACACCTTGAAGTCGATGCCCAGAACCAGAACCGCCAGATACCAGCGGTCAAGACCTGACACAAGCAAGTAATGGCAGCACTGTGCGTAGTAAGTAGCCGGGAACTCGCCGTTCTTGAATTTGCTCAGGTGCAGGGCATTGGTGGTCTTGATCTCTAATCCTGCCCGTTCACCGATGACCAGCCGGTCGTAGTTGGCGTGGGCGTAGGGCATATCGTCCCGGAATACGGTGTAGTTCTCCCGGCGCACCTTTTTCCCGGTAGCTTCGGCGAACCGCTTTGCTACGTATTCCTCCAAGTCCGTGCCGAGACGTACCGCCTCTTTCTGGGAAATATCCTCCGGGATGACCTTCCCGGTTTTTTCCGCCCACAGGGCATACGGTGACTTGTAGGGGTTCAGCCCAAGAATGGCGGCGGCATCCGAACCGCCAATGGTGGTAGAGCGTAGCGCTGTCCATTCCCCTTTGCTCATGGTTGCGGTTGGAATTTTCCGTATCATTCTTCATCCTCCTGCAACGGCTCAAACCGTTTTATAGCGATGCCGCCCTTGTATGGATAGCATCGGAACGCCGTTTCTACCGGAACTATTCCGGTAAGGTTGGTAACGGAAAGAGTTGCCGTATGGCTTGAGTTTTTTGAGAATGTGTTGTGCGGTTCGCGATCGGATGGCAGGAATATGATAAAACGACTGCTCATTTTAACCTGGACCCGTTCTGCATCCGCCATCATCGGCACAGCGAGTTTATTAAAATACGCTACAAGAGCGGAGGATGACCGGTAAAAGTAAACTGCCGGGAAATTAAATCTCAGTTTTTTACCAGGAATGACTTCTTCAAACATTTCGGATTCGCCGATGAAAATATCATCCTCCATCAGTCTACCTCCGCGGCTTCGTTAATTTCGGTCATTGCGCCAACACAATTCAGGCAGTAGAACTCATCATGCGCCGGGATATATACCAGTTTGCTGTCTGTGATGGGACATCCGCACCTGGCACACTTCGGGAGTGCCGCTTCCCGAAAGTCGGCATCCGCCGCCAACTGTTCAGCCTGCCGCCACGGCTCCATGCTATCAAAAACGTCCATTGACTTTCCTTTCTTCATTTGGTATACTGTAAATGGTCGAGATTTTTATATCGCTTGCCGTCCCCGGTGCTGTAACATCGGGGGCGGCTTTTTATCGCCCTCTGATGCACCGTCCGATACCGGCACCCATCAGGATAGCGCATACCCACATGGCGGGAACTGCCGCCTTGTCTGCCAGCAAATCGGCCTGCTGCCACCAGAAAAGCACCAGATTCAGCCCCGCATAGGGGAGCGCACGGAAAACGCATTCCTTGATATTGAACGGCTTCCGGTTCTCCGGAACCGGCTCCCACCGGGCATCCACGGGCTTGCTTCTGCTTGCCATATCATCACCCCCTGACCTGATGATTTCGGTGGACGACATCGAAAAGCTCCACATTTTCGTCGTCAAACGCCTTGCTTTCCTTCGATTCCATCAAAAGGGATTCCCGCAGCCGGTCATTTTCCCGGCGCAACCGGCGGTTCATCTCCGCCATGGTGCGAAGCTGGGCAACCTCGTTCGGCATCATTTGGATTTCTCCTTGTAAGGCTTCACGTCAAAATCACAAATCCACCGCTTGCGACCATATCGATCTATGTAAAGGCTACACCCTTTGTGGAAGGCGCAGAGTGTGACACTTTTACCGATAGGAAATTCATGGCCATTGAGGTCACCTACAATCACGAACTTGTCCCCGATCTTCGGCTTGCTCTCTTTGGTCTTGTCCTCCTTGCGCTTCTTCTCAAAGAGCCGCTCAACGGCGACCCTTGCGCCCTCCGCTCTGCTGTAGGTATCCTTCGGATTGCACCTGGCTTCTGCGGTCTTCACGTCCCGCCCGCCCCGTTTCAGCGTGGCCGTGGTAATCATCCCGTCAAAGCGGAGTTCCACGGTGCAGGGTTCCCGATCAGGCTCCGCAAGACCAGCGATCATGTCTTCGTACCAGAACCAATGCCCGGGGCAAGGAGGAACATCCTCCTCCATGTGATAGTAAACTCCTATACGGTTGATCCCGGATTCTATGATCGTCATGGTCTTTCCCAGATACTTGTCCATATTAGGGTTCCAGTTCTTCTGCGGCCTCTTGCTTACGATCCGCACCTTATCCCCAACTTTGTATTTCGCCATAAATAAATCCTTTCAATTTTCATAAAACGTGGATTACTTTTCGCTTACGTACAAGCTGCCATCACTATTCAGCCTAGGGGTAACTCCAAGCCCGATCCCTTTTTGGTACAGCTCGCCGCTTATAACAATGTAATTAACGCCAGTTTCTTCATCCACAACGCATAGTGTCTCGTACTTTCCGTTTGAGTTCTGCGCCCAAATCTTTATCGGGTAATTCTGTTCGGCTCTGGCCGCGGTAGTGGCGCACGCCCCAAGAATAAACCCGAAAACAAGCATCAATAGCAAAAATGCTTTGCGCATTATTTAGCCCCTCCTTTCAATTTCGGCATTCTGCCGTAGATTTCAAATCACTGCCATTCCCTTGCAAACGCCCGGATTTCTTTCTCCGAATACCCCAGGGTTTTCAGGATCACCGCCGGGTTTGGGTGGAGGGTGGTCACCAGCTTTCGCAGGACGCTTACCCGCATTTCGGTTTTGCCCTTCCGGTAGTTCCGAAGGGTCTGATGGTCTACCCCGGTTTTTTCTTCCAGCGCTACAGCGTTGTTGCTCTGAATCCCCGCCAGGGGACAGCAGCGGTCGATTTCCTTCCAGAAATCCTCCACTGCGTAGCGCTCGGCATACTGCCGGATTCTAGGCATTGTCTTTCCCCTCGCTCTCTTTCTCTGCGGGCTTTACCTTGGGGGCAAGGATATTCGCCATATCCACCAGCCCCTCAACGTAGTCCTGGCCTTTTACAACCGCGATATTCTCAAGAACGGTTACGATTTTCTCAGGCATTTTCATTTCCTCCTTTACTTAATTTTTCATTCAAGCTGAATGCCAGCTCCCCGATATTTTCTTCACCGTCAAGCCCCGTCGAGCAATTTCCGGGTGGTCGTGCCTTTTACATGGGGATGGATACCCAATACCCAGAGCCATAAAAGCGGGGGCGCTCATATTGTCACGGTGTTTGCCCTGCCATCATCAGCGCCGGTGGGGCAGTTCCGGTGGACGGCCTTTTCAGACCGTTTCGGCTATTGATAAATGATTTTTGCCGTGCTACAATCACCCAGAAGGGTGGTGATTACATGCGCAAAAAGAAAGCGGATAACGGCAAAATCAGTGTATACGATCTGTTTCAGGCTCAGCGGCGAGAAGCCCAGAAGCAAGATAGAAAAGAATACATGAAAGAAAACCGTTTTGAAATTATCCACGTTACTCTTTCAGCAGCTTCCATTCTTATCAGTGTCGCTTCGCTGATTATTTCGCTTTCTCGATGATTCCGCCAATCCCCTGACGCTGTATCCCAGCGAATAGCAGGCAAGCGCGATTCCGATTATTGAAAGAATCATGGATGCGTCCATTTGCGCCCTCACCCCCTCCGTGAATGCTCGTATTTATTCTTGTGATTTCGTTTTTTCTTTTGTTTCTTTTTTCGCTTCGGCGTCTGAAACCGTTTTGTTTTCCCTGTGAAATGTGTGAAAGTGTTGGACGCCATCGGCAATCACCTCCCGTTATCTGGTTTGCTAGGCTTGTCCCATTTTTGGGACGATTAGTGTAAAAAAATAAGTGCCTTTTCTGCCGGGTCGGTGATGCCAAGCTTCTCGCATATAGCCTCTATCTCGATAGTGTTAAACGGAATCTTCCCGTTCACCTTGGAATTCAATGTGTTTTTGGACATACCGATTTCCAGAGCCAGAGACCGCTGAGTAAATCCCGCTTCTACAATCTTCCCTTTTAACTTGTTCGTCGACATGCTTTGCCCTCCTTCCGTCTCGTTTTTGGGACGCCTTTATACTATCACGCTTCTCCTCATTTGTCAACCCAAAATTGGGACAATTTTGAAAAATTTTTTGTTCCGGTATTGCAATTTTGGGATAACCGTGTTATTCTATACGCAGAAGGGAGGTGCCATTATGAGCGATATTTCAAAGAGAATCCTAGAAACGATAACTTGCAAGGATATCTCCTATGGCGATTTATCGGATAAAACAGGTATTCCAAAGTCTGCTTTACAGCGGTATGCTACCGGGCAGACGGAGAAGATTCCAATTGATCGGCTCGAAAAAATTGCAAGCGCAATCGGCGTAACGACATCATTCCTTATGGGTTGGGACAGCGCCGACAAAAAAGAACAGCTCACCGTTCCCAGTGAGCTGTCTGACGTAAAAGCGCGGCTTATTCAATATGTGTATCCTTTAACAGACGAACAGGCAGCCCTTGCGCTTCGAGTTTTGAAATCAATTCTGGAAGACGCTGAATGATTTTCTTCATGTCTGCTTCTGTCAAATTGGATATGTACCGGATCAGTTCTTCTCTTTCCTTCATGTCTGTACCCTCCATTGTGTATTTATAAACGTTTGTTTGCTTACAAGCCACATAGTACACCATGTTCTGTCCAATAAACCGGACTAATTAGAAATTTGCACAAAAATTTTTCTTTTCGTTGAAATTATATGTCGAACGTGGTATTATTTTCCTGTGTGATTGTCCAGCGTTGGGATTATTTTGTACTCTCCGGCAACCGCCGATATAGAAATAAAGGAGAAATGCTACTGTGGAAAAACCTACCCGTCAAAACGAAAAGGCCATAAGTCGCGCAAACGCAAATATTTCAATATCTGTACATGAACCAACACCAGAGGAATTAAGACAGCAACAATACGACACCGTTCGCGAAATCAAGAAATTGAGAGATGCCTCATTCCCCAGCAAAAACGGTCTCCGCCCCCATGAAATTCTCATGCTTTCCTATGCTCCAAAATTTCATGTCGGGCAAAAGAATTTCCAACAGTTTTGGTATTACAAATACGCCGTTTCTAATCCCAACGAGCTGTTGGAATCCTTGGTGTCAAAAGGGTTCATTCGGAAATGTTCTGCTGTGGAATCTCTCGGTAATTTGAAAGTCCCGGAGTTAAAAGCTATTTTATCCGAAAGTGGGTTGAAAGCGACTGGTAAGAAGCCTGATTTGATTTTGCGTATCACAAACGAGGTAGCCCCCGATGCGATTGAGCGTAATGTTAATTGTCGAAACTATGCGCTTACTGAATTAGGCAAGACTGAATTGCAGGAAAACGAGTATGTAATATACATGCACGGATATAGATATAGCAATATTTCTGTGTGGACAATAAACAAGGCAATGCAGGGATATCCGGCAAGACTATGGCGTGATAGAATCTGGGCTGAGCTAAACCGATTGCAGTTGGAAGCTTTCAGGGACATCGATCGCGGGAATTATAGCCCGTATGTATCCATTCGCTACCAGCAAGCAGATTTTTTAATCGAGGAAAAGCGGTATGGTGATGCAATCACAATCATACTAGATGCACTTGATAAATCATTGAACTACATCGCCGCAAAAAGATTTGAACTTGAGATTGAATTTCGAAAAACCGGTTTTAAGAGTGGTACGATTCCATCTTACGCAGAGCTCGTCAATGATTGCTGCGGTTTTGGTTTCCGTTTGTTGCAAAGGATATTAGATGCGTTTTCTCCTAGTAAGCCATACGATATTCTGATATCTGAAACATATGACAGCCTTAAAATAAAAAAAGTACTCCTATCCAAAGACGAGTTTATTTCCATTCTACAATCACAGATTACCGGTGACATGAATACATTTTTGAGGGTTTGCAACAACGTGCAAAAGCGGCTTTTATAGGTGATTTGCCCCGCCACCCGTGCCACAAGGTGGCGGGGCTTGCCGCCGGTAACGCCGTGTGTCCCTTGCCGGTTGCAATATCACCATAGCATTTTCAGCCAGAGAAAGTAAACCACACATCTGATTCCACCGCAATCAAATGTGCACAATCCAATATCAAATTTAATAGGAGGGCGAATTATGGATTCAAATACAGGCCAAACATTCATCGAGGAAATGCAGCCGAATTTCGATGCCCTCCCGGAAAGGCTGAAAGACGAGAAATTCAGGAATCATCTGACGAACCAGCAGCTTTCTGACGTGTCCGGCGTTCCCATCGCCACCACAAGCCGGATTCTTTCCGGTGCCGTATCGAACCCCGGCTTTTTCCATATCGCCGCGCTGTGCGCCGCTATGGACGTGTCAATGGATTCCGTTGCAGGTGTTCACCCAAGCGGAGATCAGGCGGAAATAGACCAGCTCCGGCAGGAGATAGCATACAAGGACGAGATAATTGCCGAGAAGGGCGCGGCGATAGACCGCCTACTGGACAGGAGCCGCATTATGGAGGCTGGTGTCGCGGCCAGAGATGACCGCATCAGCAAGCAAAGCGAAGCCCTTTCTAAAAAAGACAGTGCGCTTGCATCCGTGCAAAGGGAAAATAAGCCCTTGATTTACGGGCAGTGCGCATTAAACATTCTGCTGACGGCGGTACTCATGATCTATATGGTGCTGGACGCCCGGAACCCGGAAATGGGGCTAATTCGCTCCGAAAAGATTTCTGCGGTAATTTTAGTTGGCGCGGCAGGAATCGCCGCCGTTTTTATGCTCACGGCATTTTTGATTTTCCACAAGCTATTAAGTGGAGGTGAACGGGATGGCAAAAAGAAAGAAGGAGCCGGAAATCAGGCTCCCAAAAATTAAGCAGCTCCCATCCGGGGCGTGGCACACACGTGTATTGATAGAGAATCGCCGCGTATCCATTACGAAAGATACATATGATGAATGCGTGGCCGAATATCTGGCCTTGAAAAACGGCCTTGTGGAAATCCGCGAGAAGAAAGACGGGAAAGACATCACGCTAGAGGAAGCCGCCAAAAGCTACATTGCATCGAAAGAGGGCTTTCTCTCCCCATCCACCATTGCCGGGTACGAGAAGTTCAAGCGGAATATGCTGCCAGGCATGATGAAGCGGAACATTTTCACAGTCTCCAATGACCAATGGCAGGCCGCTATCAGGCAGGAACACAAGGCCGGGAAATCCCCGAAGTATATCAAAAATGGGTGGATGTTCTTTTCCGCCTGCATCGTCGCCGCCGGTGCTCCGCGCCCGGAGGTGATGCTGTATCCCCCGGAACACAACGAACGGGCATACCTCACGCCGGACGAGATAGATAAGTTTGTGGAGGCTATAAAAGGCCACCGATTTGAAATCCCGTATCTGATGTGCCTTTCCTCCCTGCGCCGTTCGGAAATGATCGCCATGGACTGGGCAAACATAGATCTGGAAAACAAAGTGATGCACGTTCGCGGCGCAATCGTCATGGGGACGGCTGGGCTTGTGCAGAAGCCACAAAACAAAACGGCGAAGTCCCGCCGCTCTGTGCCTATCATTCCGCCGCTTCTGGAAGCGCTGAAAGCGCAGGAGCAGAAGACCGGAAACGTGGTAAAGGCAAGCGCAGAAACCATCTACAATAATTTGGGCAAAGTCTGCGCCGCCGCTGGAATCACCGTGGTTGATCTGCATGGGCTGCGCCACAGCTTTGCATCTCTGGCCTACCACTTGCAAATTCCGGAAATGATCGCCGCCGAAATCGGCGGGTGGAGTGACTTGTCTACCATGCACAATATCTACACGCACCTCGCCCAGAAAGATATTGCCAAACGCTCAAGCGACTTCTGCGACTACTTCACCGCCGAAGCGATGAAAAAGCGCAAATTGGCAACGGAATTGGAAACGAAAAATAAAAGTTACTAGTGCCGCAACAGTTTTTGGAATTTATTTATGGGGTTCGATTCCCCTCGGCTCCACCAAACAGAAAAAGCCCTAGAAACTTGTTCTAGGGCTTTTTTATTGCTTTATCAGCTATATTCCCACGTTCTTCAAACTTATTCTACGAGAAAGTATTACCACAGTTTTTAATATTTTTCCGCGTGCGGTACGTTTTTAGGACGCAAATTGGCAACGGATTGGCAACGAAGCCCGGGACTATCTAAAATAAAAGATGCACCTTTTGGCGCATCTTTTATTTTACGGGGGGATCAAATAGCCCCAAGCACTGCTGCATCAATAATCTAGTATATAGCGGGCATTCTCGCACGCCCCGGCACCAGTCTTCCACAGTCCGGCGTGGGATGCAAAAGTGTTCTGCAAATGCTGCCTGTGTCATGCCCGCAGCGGAAACGATCTCCCGCACGGTACGGGTTGCGGCGGTATAGATGGCGCGCAGCTGATCCAACCGGTCGGGTGGAATGGGCGAATCTGGCGCATCGTCCCAGATGTCGGACAGGGACAGGCCGGACACGTAGGCGTCCGGGTCGGTGTAGGTTGCGCACTCCCGGGCGCAGGCGGCGAATTGGGTATCAGTCATTGCCGTCGCCCTCATCGATCTTTTCTTCATGTGCCAACGCGGCTTCGCAGTATTCACCCCACAGCCTGTCGCACGTGGCGTCGAACCACTCGGCGAATTCGGTGTCGTCCATGCCTGGATCAAAATCGATCGGGCCGACGACCTCGGAAAACTCCGGGTGCCAGTCCAGGCCGATGCGGACGATCTCGTCGGCCAATTTCTCCACGAACGCATCCCTGTCGTGTTCCGACAGAAAATCGAGCTCGTTGATTCGAATATCACCATATTCAGCAGACTTAAAAAATACCTTGTACGTCATTTTTATACCCCTTCCCCCTGGGCTGCGGCCCAGGTAAAACCATTGTTTTAATTAGTGCTTATCGGGGTGTACCCCTTAAGCGCCTTTACTATACCACGCAATGCGTGGGATGTCAAGGGGAAAAATGAAAAAAGTTTATATTCTTTTGAAAAAATTAAGCCGAATAAAGGGAGCGCCTGAAAGCGCTCCCTTTTGCGTAATTCCGGATTCTCAATCATTTAGCCGCCGCATAATCGCCGCGTATTCTTTTGGGTATATCAGCCGAACGCACTCCATGTGTTCGTCCATCACTTCTAATAGCCGTTTCATTCCCGCTGAATTTGCAGCAATTGCAAACTCGCTCCCGGATATTTCATCACTCTGCGGTGCAGGAGCGGAGGAATACAGGCTTACGGGGGAAACATCAGCAGCGCGGGAATGTTCCGGAAACATATGATCTAGAATTGTATAGCATGAGGCCATCAGCTGGCATGTTGCCGCCGTCGGGCGCTTCACTGCTTTACATTCTTCGATTGTTTCCAGCAAATCCCGCTCTGCCAACATTTTTTAATCCTCCATACAACGGACGGCCTTTTCTAGAGCCTCTCGCGTCCGGCTATCCGGCGCTTCATCAATCATGCGCCGCAGCTTATCCACCATATCTTCCTTGGCGTCTGCGCGGCTGTACCGCCCCATGCTATCGCGTTTACGGCCTCGGTAGCTCACGCCGTCGCGGTAGTCGGCTCTATAGCCATCCCGTCCATAGTTGCCCATGGCGTACCAGTCCCCGGCACTGCTGTATCCTTCACCCATCATAATCTTATCCAGATTCTTCATGGTGTGCGTCAGCTTGTCCACGGTTTCCAGATCACCGGCGGACAGTTCGCCTTTTTCGGCGATTTCGTCCAGTTCCCGGCACAGTGTATCTCTCAACTGTTCCCAGTGCTTCATAATTTCACCTCCTAGGCCACGCGCTCAATCATCAGATTGGCGTTGGCAACATCGATTGCCTGCGTGGAGACATTGCGCACGGATAACGCTACGCAGCACCCACGGGGAACATCCACAAACGCGGAAGTCGCCACGTTGAATGCATCTCCCACGGCGGCGGGTGTTGCCGTCGCCGTAGTGGTGGGAAGCGCTTCACCGCCCAGCGCCAGCGCTACGCTGATAGCCCCGGCGGTGCCACCGGTAGGCACGGAGATATTTCCCACGAAAAGCACGCGATACCGCGCAATTGGGGAACATCCGCTACAAACGCCCCGCAGGGTGACAAGGCCAGCCCCGTCACGGTGAACAACATACCCCCGGCCGCATTTCACCGGCGTATCGGTAAACAGCACGTTCTGTCCGGCCGCCACGGCCTGTACAGCGTTCGCAGTAAGTTCAACCGCCATGCTCTCCCCTCCTTACGCTACGTTTCCGCAGCCGCAGCCGTAGCCGTTACCGTAGCAGCAGTTAGGATTCTGCACCTGATAAGCGGGAACCGGGCGGGGATTGTAGTACGCGAACTGGTTCTCCACATAGCCCTTGATCGTCAGGTTCTGGGCATTCTGGCTCGCCGCCAGCTGCGCCATGAACAGTTGCTGATTCTGATCGGCGATTTTCTGATCCTTTGCCGCCAGCTCCTGTGCGGTAAGCCGCTGGTCGATGGAGCGGAAACCACAGTTCATAGCGTCGATGATATCCCGGGTGGTGTTCTGTACCGTGTTCCGGGTTTCGCAGCTCTGGGTAGCCAGATTGTAGTTCACGCCCTGAATAGCGGCGCGGTTTTCGCAGCAGCACTCCTGATTTGCCATCTGCATCTGGAAAAGCTGCTGCATCAAGGCAGCCTGCTGATTGCACCGGGAAAGCTCTGCCGCCTGGAAACCGTTGCTGATATTCTGGTTCACGCCTGCAAACCCATTCAGCATACCGGTATTCATGGCGTAGAAGCCGTCGCAGACACCGTTGTTCACGCTGTCAATTTTCCGCTCGATGTTGGAAAAATCAGACGCGAGAACATACCCGTCCACCACGCCAGCGCCGGAACCACGACCGCCAAAGCCTCCGCCCCAGCCGTTACCGCCCCAGCCAAAGAAGCCGAAGATCAGGAAAATGATGATCCATGCAGACCAATCACCGCCCCAGCCTCCGCCATAGCCGCCGTTGTTGCCATCGGTGACAGCTCTGATATCGGCGGGGGTCATTTCGCTTGCTGTAATACTCATTTTGTTCTCCTTTCAAAAGATGAAAAATATAACAAAATCTGGCCAGATTATTGTTTACCTTCTAGGCGCTCCGAAGCCGAACATGCCCCGGAATTGCTCAAACTGCCCCTGCATCTGCTGTGCCATTTGCTGGGCTTGGTTAAGCTGCTGCTGGTTTACACGCCCGCTCTGTACAAGCTGATTAAGCAGTTGCTGCGGGTCTTGCCCCCTCATCTGCTGCATAAATTGGGGGAATTGGGAAATCATCTGCATAGGATTAGGCGTCATTGCGTTTTACCTCCGCTTTCTTGGCATCGCGTTTTCCATCCGTCAGCTGATTCAGCCGTTCCTCTACAGCGGAAAGCCGCTGCTCAAATCCCGCACTGACTGCCTCCGGGGTAGCTCCTGCGTCCCGGATTTTGTATTCATACGCTACAATTGGCATTGGTCGCCCTTGCGCGTCTGTCCGCTTTTCGTAGAATACAGGCTTGTTGCTGTCCCAGAGCCGCACAAATCCGTTTGCCGTGACGATAAACGCCTCCGCCGCAGATTCCGAAGCTACCCAAATTCGGTCATCAAGGGGCGGCTGTTGGGGTTGTGCGGGTATCTGCGGTTGCCCGATTGGCATTTGCGGCTGGAAATAGTTGGGCTGAAAATAGCCGGATTGGTAGTTGGGCTGCATATAAGGGTTTGCCATCATTCACGCCTCCAAAAATAGATAGGATTTTCGTCCATTGAGTTCCAAGTATCGTACAAAACGCCGTTTTCCACGGCAACAACGTGGTTTTTCAGCGCGACAACGTAGATCCCGTCAGGGTATTCCCGGATAAAATCGCCTACGGTATAGCAATCCGGGCATTCCGCCGGGATTGCCGCCCGCCTGAATCCGTGCCGCCGTAACACCGCACCCCATACGTTATTTGCGCTAGGCATATCGCATTGAGTCAGCCCCTCGCTGGCCAGCTCAACGTAGGATTGGTACCAGTCAATTCCCAGAGCCTTTGCCACAGCTCTGACTGCGCAATCGCCGACTTTCGCGGCGCGGGGATTTGGATTAAAGCTTTGAAATTCAGCCATAGGCAACGCCCCCTTTCTTCCTATAGAATAACAAAAAAGTCGGTAGGGAAACTCTCGTTTCCCTACCGACTTACAATCACATATCCTTCAAAAAGCTATCAGAAGTCTATGTTTTTTGGGAGTATGTAGCTATACTCCTGCACACTGTTATAGGAGTTTTTCAACTTCCTAATGTACCTATCTAATGTGGCAAGGGACATGCCGTAAGCGTGGCACTGCTGTACACGGCTCCATCCGGCGGCTCGGGTGCGGATGATCTTTTCCTCCAGCGGCGTAAGAATCGCCAGGGAACAGAATTCATCCAGAATCACCCGATTCCACGGGACTTTATCCACTTATCACATCAGTCCTCCTTGGGAGAAATGTAAGTTCTTGCCTGTTTGCTGTCAGCGATACCGGCGGTGGTAGGATCATTGACCACGCCCAGGATCACCAGCAGGGCAAACACGGCGTTCACCACGGCCAGCAGCTTGTCGCCGATCTCGCCCAAGTCCAGCGTAAAGCCGAACAGGGCGGCTACCGTCTGCACCAGCAGAAGCAGCGCGGGAATCGCGGCCAGCCAGAAGTTCTTGTTCTTGATGCGTACGATCCAGTTAATCATTTTGTTTTCCTCCTTATTCTTCCACAATTTTCCGATTTGTGGATTTGATGTAGAAGTCCTCGTAGAGTTCCTGCTTGTCTCCGTTGTATGTATATTCCACATACACACCATCACCGGAAACGGTAGTCGAAAGCAACGCTTTGTAGTTCTGCAACGTCTTGCACGCCCAAACTACAAATACATTGCTGAGGTCGATTTGCGTGGATTCTCCCATTATAACATTATAATGCTCCACGAGCTTTCGCTTGCACACGCTCTGAAAGTGATCCATTCCTGTGATAATCATTTTTTGTTTTCCTCCTTAAAAATCAGCCCAGCCCAAGCCGGGCAAGAATAAACCCTACAACAGCGGCCACAACGATGTAGATGACCTTTTCCACAACGCCCTTCCACCGCTTGCCGGGTTCGGATTTCAGCTCCTGCACGTCCGCGCAAAGGCTGTCAACCTTATCCCCGGTAACTTCCACACGTTCAGCCATCACCGCAACAGACGTTGCCAGCGTGTTCAGCGCTTCCGTTTGCTTTTCCAGAGCGTCCAGCCGGTGAGAGTTGGATTTCCCCCGCTGCTCTACAGCGGAAATCCACTTAGTGATCTCAGCTTCTTCCATTGGCATACTCCATTCTCAGCCGTTCCACCGGCTGTATTTTCCGTTGTCCTCATGAATGCCCCAGCTGTACAGCCCCAGACCGCCCCGCCCGGGGATTTTCTCGGCCTGCACCTCCTGGGCTATGGCATAAAGCTTCTCCGGGGAGATAGCCCCTGAGAGGTCTGCGGCCTGCCCCGTGGTGTGCAGGGAGTTGGATACCCCGCCCACCTCGGCATTGTGCCGCTTGCACCTCACCCCGGAATTCACATTCAGGGGAACCCCAGCCCGACGGCGTATCTCATCGGCCATGCGGACGGTTTCCTCTGCGGGCTCTGCGGGGAAGCCGTTGCAGTATTTCCCGCCGCACTGGCACCGGAATTCCTCCCGGGTGAAATACTCGATATCATCCCAGAACGTCCCGGTCTTTGGCGCTGTGCTGTCCTCCGGCTTTTCCACCTTTACCGCCGTCCCGGCAATGGCACCGATGAGCATTTTCTGGGTAGCCGCACCCGGTATCCCATCCACGGTAAGCCCGTAGTCCGCCTGAAACACCCGGACAGCTCCCTGGGTGTTCCTGCCCTCAATGCCGTCAATCGAGCCGGGAGAATAGCCCAGATAGGTCAACAGGCATTGGATTTGCTTTACCGTCATACGTTCACCTCTTCCCAGCCCTGGGGGTATGCGGACGGCGACCATACATTATTGTCCAACGTGGAGCGGTACACTTTACCGCCCTCCGCGCAGCAGTCTCCCTTATTATAGGGGCTGGTGGACATGGCGACGAATGGCAACGCTTTTGCTGGATCGGTGCTCCAAGCAAACCCCCACTGTGCAGGAAGTTCCTCTGGCTCCTGGGTGTAGATAGTGCTGTCATAGGGCTGCACTAGCCGCACCACACGGCCAGCAGACGATTGGCACACAAACCCGGCCTTGCGCTCCAGCATGTTTTTGTTTGCGACAGCAGCCTTGAAACTGGGAATGTCGCTATCCGTCGCGTACAGTTCGGTGCCTGTCATGTCCGGGGCTTTCTCCTGCAAGGCAAGCGCGTTCGCCCGCCCCTGGGCATACATGATGCTTTTTCTTTCCTCTTGTGTCACAGACTGTCAACCCCTTTCTTGTAGGCTTCATCCAGCTCTTTAAGCTGTTCCTCGCCGCCGCTGGATTTCATTTCCTCGATTTTTGCGAGAATAGCGTTTTTGCGTTCTTCTATGGTCACGCTTTATTCACCCCCAGAGCGGTTTCGATTTCAGACAATGCCGATTCGTATTCGGCATTCTTCTTCAACGCCTCTTCCAGCGGGGTGAGGATTTCCACACCATCCCGATAGAATTTACCATTGCTGTAGGTATCGCCGATAGCCACGGGGCGGTCTGCGGGGTTGATTAGGGATTCAGTTTCAGGCTCGGAATCGGAGCACCACAGCATGTTGGCAACTACTCC